GTTCTTAGCACGTGTTTATGACTGGATTTACATTAATGCAGAGTTTTTGATGAAGCTCCAATTCGACAAGATTATTTGGGAACTACCATCTGATCAAGTCTTTGAATCGAAATTTGTTGAAATGTCCGATGTTATGAGTTCTTATCTCGAGGACCCATTGTATTTGGAAGCTCACAATATGACTTTGGAGTCATTGCGTGATAAACTTAACAAATTGCGAGAGTCCGGCGAATCCGAACTCAACAAAAACCCCACTCCCTCAGTACGTTCTGCTTTGACTAGATATTTAACTACAATTGATACCTATATCAGAACTGTTGAGACCCGTCTAAACCCTGATAACACCAAACCCCAGCCTATGGCTGTGACTTTGGTAGGTCAAGCTGGTTGCGGTAAATCATCTGCATCGACTAAAATTGGTCTTACCATGCAGGTTATTGCCGGACGAGTTCCTGACGAAAGTTTGATCAACAATCGTGGAGGAGATCCAAAATTTGAAGAGAGTATCACCAGTAGTACTGATGTGATTGTCTCAGATGATTTTGCGAATGATCAATCCCGTACCCTTCAGACTAAAGAAGTGTTGGACATCGTGAATACCTCTAAGGAGGTTATCCCGAAAGCCAACGTTGACCAGAAAGGCAAGCACAAATATTGTAATATCGGAACTCTTTTCACTACCAATGACAAGAATTTGGGTATCACTTGTTTCAAGACTGCTAGCAAGGATAGTTTGTTGCGTCGTATGGGGTATGTTTTGAATCTTGAAATCGCAGAGGAATATCAGCGCGAGGGCACCACCCTCCTAGATTTGAATCACCCAGCTGTTAGCGAGGAAAATTTCAATACCGATGTGTATGTAGTTACAATTTTGAAACCAATCAAGGTTGCCACTGATGCATACGGTAATGATTCTGTAGAATACGAAGAAATTCCTTACGACCGACATGATGGAAATAATGAATGGCGCGATGCCATTATGAAGCTCCAGTCGTTGTTGAGTTCTCAATGGAATAAAAACGTAGAACGTCATAACAAATCCAAATCGACAGAGAATAATTGTACTGAGTGTGCATTGCCTCTTGATATGTGTATTTGTCACCTTCAAGCTGAGGCATTATCTTTCTCTCGAGAGAGATTTTCTTCTCTTTTCTACAAGCAACCAGTTGCTTCGGCAACTCAGAAATTTTATTCTCTTGATGCTTCTGTCATTGACTTTTCGTCTCAACTTGCTGCTAAAGTATCACTATATGTATTTTACATGAATGTGTATGCTTATGCGATTCAACGTCTTCGTATTTATAAGGAGAATTGGTTACACCTAATTTGCCTTTTCGTTGTCGTTTCTTTCCTTCCTTTTGGCCCATTGATTGTGGCTATTTTGATGTCCATTTATGAATATCAGATTATTACTAGGGAGAAAAAGAAGCAATTTGAGCGTGATTTACAGAGTGGTTTGTTCATTGCCAATTCTCGTAAACTTAGGTATTCTATTTATGGAGTTGCCTTTGTAACTGGAGCTTTGACTTTGACAGCCCTCTTTTCTTCTATGATTTCCATTTCTAAGGTGGTCCTCAAATCCGAGGATTCATCTCACATTGAAGAAGTCGAAGATCCGTTGTGTGATGTAAATTTTGCCCCTGTTAAAGAAAAGACTAATTCCGACAAAATTGGTCATTTCATTACAAGGCCCAGACCTGCTCATAAAGCACGTACCATGACTGAAAGTCAAGTGCTTAATGATATCGGGAAAGGGATTGCAAGTGTTACTATTACTGGTTCTTCGAATATTGTGAATCGTGTGAAAAGTCTACCGTTCGGCTCGGAGCGTTTAATTCCGCGCCACGCATTACCAGAATTTGGAGATATGTCAGTGTATGTTGAGCCGGGACACTCAAAGTGTTCAGGTTACAAAAACATTGACCTTCCTCAGACTCATGTTGCCGCATTGCGAAAGCATGGTGTTCTTACCTCCAAACGACTGGATGCATCTTTGGTGCATTTGCCAAATGCTCCCCCTTCCAAGGACTTTTCAAAGTACTTGGCGGATTCAGGAACTATCCCAGCTTCTGCCTCATGCAATTATATTCATAAAGATTGTAAGACTGGCAAATTTGAGATTATTCCTGTTCGAGCACGACTCCTTTCTAAACCTGTTAAGTATGAAACTGCTACAGGTATTGAGACCCAATATGTGTATGAATGTGAAGCCCAGCACCACAGATCTTCGGATGGTGATTGTGGGCAACCTTTGGTGTGTAATAACTCCATTATTGGCATTCATATTGCTGGAACAGGTTCCAATGTTTTCTATTGCTTAGCCATTGATCGTTCTACGGTTAATCAAGCTACCCAAATGTTGAAACAGGAGTCATCTATCTTTGTTGCTTCTCATCCTGCTGAACCAGTATTCAAGAACAATTTGAAAGAATTATCTATTGTTGATGGTTCTACGAATTATGTTACTGATTCATTGAAAGTTGCAGCTACCCCAATTCTTTCTTTAGGAGTTGTTGTAGATGCTGCTGGCAGTTTGTATCGTCCTCGTGCTGAGGATTACTATTTTCGTAATGGTAACACACAGATAGAAGCTGAATTTGGCGAGTTGTCCTCTCGTCCTCCTAGGCACTGTAATGGTGCTGCCCAAATTAAT